AAGAAATGAATATTGATAAATAGGATGCAGTTACCACCTACAGTATGGGGTCCTTTTTTTTGGCATACAATTCATATTGTGGCATTGGGTTATTCTAAAAATCCTACATATAATGATAAAAAATGTGCCAAGGAGTTCTACGAATCTCTTGCATTTCTAATTCCTTGTGCTGTTTGTCGAGAACATTATAAGAACTATTTAGGAAAAAATCCATTGACACCGTTTTTAGATACTAGAAAAGATTTATTAAAATGGACAATCAATAATCATAATTCTGTAAATAAAATGTTAGGAAAGCCTGAATGGGCAGATGATGAAGTGATATCATATTATGAGCGGTTAGGTCGTAGAGACCGTTCTCCAGTTTGGACAAGTGATGATATGAAGGAGGTTGATTATAAATCATTTGTAAAAGGTTTCATTACATCAAGTGGTATATTAGGAGTAGCAGGAGCGGCTGTATATTTTTTGAATAAATAATCAATCTATTAAAAGAAATAGGATAAACAGATGAGTAACACAGGATTTAATATCTCTAAATTTCTCTATGGTACAAATTCTAAAGGATCTAATACATCAGGAACTACGGGATTATTAGTAAAAAATTTAGATGTTACAAAGGGTGGTATAAAAGAAAGAAGTAGTTTTTTAAGTATTATAGCATATTTTTTAGCAATTTTAGTGGTTATAATTGTAATATTACTTTTTATTAACTATTTCATTACACCAATATTTAGATTTCAGCCTGGAGGTCCCGGTATTATACCAGTTCCAGGCTTTGATGATGGAAAATTATTTTGGAATAATACAAGTCCTGGTATGATTTTAAATAAAGATTTACCTATTTCAACTCAATGTTTTGATTATACAGTAAACCTTGATATATTTATTCAAAATCCATTACAATTCTCTGTTGCTCCAAGAGTATTTTTCACTAGAGGTGGTATAGTAAAATTAAAACCATCTGGTGACACAATGTTAGGTGTATTAGAAAATTATAATTTGGCGGCAGCGTTGTTACCTGATACAAGTGATATGATTGTTTCAGTTCTGAATAGTAATAATAATATGGAGAGTGTAATAATATCAAATATACCAGTACAAATACCTTTCAGATTATCAATGGTTGTTATGCAACAAGGATTAGAGGTATATATAAATGGTAAATTAATGAAAACAAGAGTCTTTTTAGCACCACCTAAAAATGTCTTAGGTGATATCTATCCCTCTACAGGTATTGAAATTAATGTAACTAAAGTACGTAATTTAAAAATTTGGTCAAGAATACTTGCTATAAGTGAGATTAAACAGGCATCTCCTGTATTAAGTAGTATAGATAATTTTGGTGGTAGTACAATGGCATCGGCAAGTTGTTTAACGGCCGCAATAAATAATCTAGAAAATGAGGCAACAAGTCTTATAGATAATACAAATGATAGATTATCAAAATTATCAGTGAATAGTGTTTCTAATGAGGCTTCAAATCTTCTATAATCAAATAATAGTATAGGATGTCTATTATTGCTTTAATAATATTTGGTGTTCTTTTAATTTCGATAACACTTTATATTATTGTGTATGTAATTTATCCAGGTTCAGGTAATAACGATCTATTACCAAAAATGACACCATTGAATATAAAAAAAGATATACTAACATCTGATATTGTACATAGCACACTTTTAGGAACAACAGGTTCATCAGTAATGGGGTTTTTCTATTTATTAGGTGGTGATAAAACTCAAAAATATACAAATGGATTTACTCCAATACTTCAAGTTGATAATAACTGGTTTTTAGAAATTGTACCCTCACCGACAGGAAATATATTATCAACTACTCGGTTACGTGTACATACAAATGATGGAGGTCAGATAACTCAAGAGATAATTGAATTACCTTCAATACCTAAACAGAAATGGACATTTATTGCAGTATTAAGAGATGGACGTAGATATGATATAATATATAATAATCAAATTGTAGCCTCACATACGCTTGAGTTCTATCCGGTTGTAATCAGTAGTCCATTATCAATTGGAAATATTGGTCTAAACGGTTCGGTTATTCACCTAATGATTAATGGTATAAGATTGAGTCCAACAGAAATTGAACGAGAAAGAGTTTCACATATTGATACAAATGGTATGGTACTTGAAGCGAATATAATTCCAATTAGTTTTCCAGGACTAAATCTATTTGCTAAATGTCCTCCCGGTTTACCGTGTGATACTATAACACAACCACCAAATAATAAATTAATGAAATGGAAAACACCATATGCTTAGATATATTTTGATATTTTTTCTAAAATAGAATAATCACAGTAAATAACAGGACAATGAATACTACTAACACATCATCGCCAATAGGAAGAATATTGCCTGTTTTGATTATTTTTGCTGGTTTAGTTGGTTTATATTATTTATATCAATATCTGTTTGGTCCTAAAAGCTCTAATAGTTATTCATTAATCTCTAATAATACGGTTGCTAATATTGATCCAAGTAAGCCTATAACAATAACATCTAATAATTTACCAGTTTTATATGAAGGTGGTGAATTTACAATTACTACATGGATATATATAAATAATTGGTCATATAGACAGGGATTTAATAAATCAATTATAAGTCTTGGAGGACCAAACTTTGATACAATTCGTATGTATTTAGGTGGATATAAACCAAAATTAAGTATTCGTATTCAAACAAAAGATAAAAGTGGAGTAAATAATACTGTACCAACTGGTGCTAATACAACAACAGGAATAAATAATATTGATTCTCTTGATAAAGATACACAAAATGCTGTTTTTAATATTTTAGAACCAGATTCTGGTCTTTTAGATAGTTCTCCAATGTGTGATTTGCCACAAATTGATTTACAACGTTGGGTATGTATTACTGTAGCAGTAAGCGGTAAAACGGTTGATGTATATTATGATGGTAAATTATCTCGTTCATGTGTATTACCTTCATTCTTTAAAGTTGATGCAGGGGGTTATTCAGCAAATTTATTAGCATACGGCGGATTTGGTGGAGATATTTCAACAACAACAATGTATGATTCTGCACTAAATCCTGAAGAAGTATACAGGAATTATATGGCTGGTCCTGAGCCAATTACTAATCTTTCATCTTGGTTTTCCTCATTATTTACTCCAGGAATTTCTGTATCTGTTCAACAAAATAAATAATATCTAAAAATAAATAATACAAATTAATAAGAGGAAATAGAATGGATGCCAGTAATCAATCACGTAATTCTACTCAAAAACCAGGTATAATACAGCAAATTCTTTTTGGATTAGCTCTCGTTATTGGCTTATATTTAACTCTATTATTCATTGAAGTTATCTATAAATATATTAATCGTCTATCTATGAACAAAACAGTACTATTGCCTAATACATATAATATGATAGATAAAACTGTAAGTATTCCACAAAATCCAAATACTACTGGTTCTATACCTATTAGTCTTTCAACAAATGAAAGAAATGGTATAGAATTTAGCTATACATTTTACCTAAATGTAGCTGCTACAGCATTTAGACAAGAATATGGATTATCTCATATTTTCCACAAAGGCTATACTTCACAATTCCCTCTTTTAGCACCCGGTGTTTACATGAGATCTGATACAAATACTCTTCGTGTCTATATGAATACTTATAAAACTTGGAATAATTATGTTGAAGTTGAAAATATACCAATTAGTAAATGGGTACATATTTCGATTGTATGTGATGAAAATGCTTTACAAATCTATATTAATGGAAACCTTGTTAAAAAACTATCATTTGATGGCTTTGCACCATATCAAAACTTTGAAGACATATGTTGCTTTTCACAACGAAAAATTAATATGAAACACTCATTAGTACCTTCTACAGATGAAAATGGATTTGATGTATTTGGTTGTGTAGCTGGACAATTAAGTCGTTTAAACTATTTCAGTTATGCAATATGTTATGCAGAAATTCAAGAATTAATGAATGAAGGCCCATCTTCTAAATTAGAGTCTGCTGTTACTACAAGTAATGTACCTCCATACCTTGATGATACTTGGTGGAGTCAATAATATATTATAATAATATAGATATGAGACGTTATAAAACATATAAGAAAAAACATTCACAAAGAAAAACAAGACGTAAATGTAGAACTTTGGGTAAAAAAGGCGGTGTTAATAATAACAATAATAATGAATTTATTGAAAGAAGAAATATTCTGATTAATAATTTACGCGATATTTTTATTAATATTGAAATAAATATAGAATCAGATAATGAAATGATATTTATTGATGAAATACGTTCATTTGAAAATGAAGCAGATAGTATTGATGCTCATTTTGGAAATAATAATATGGAAAATATATTAAATCAACGCATTGAAGATGTTATGGAAATATTTAATCTCATAAATTATAATAATAATAATAATAATAATACAATGAGTATTATTTCTGCTCGAAGAGAATCTAATAATAATAATAATAAAATGAGTATTATTTCTACTCGAAGAAATAATACTAATATGAACTAAAAAATATAAATTTAAAATACTTAATATGTGAATCTAAAGCATCATATATTAAATATAACACAATTAGCTATGCCAGGTGGAGGTCTATATTCATTAGTTGCCTACGGAGCACAAAATGTCCTTCTAAGTGGTAATCCTGACTTTACATATTTTTATAAAACATATAAGAAATATTCACATTTTGCTGAAGAATCTGTTACACAGTCTATGGATGGACCACAAGAATTATCTTATAATCAACCTATTCAAATTCGTCTTAAAATACAACGTGTGGCTGATATTGTACGTGATATGTATTTTTTATTTGACTTACCTGATATTTATTGTAAATATATTGAGAATCAAACTCAAAATCCAAATAATGTATGTGGTACACAGTATCAACATAATTTTGCTTGGACAACACATATTGGATGCCATATTATTCAAGAAATTGGATTTTATATTGGTGGTCAAAAAATTCAAGGATTTGACGGTTCATATATGATTACAAAGGCTCAAGCTGATTTAGATTCAAGGGCATTTACAAAATGGTCTCGCTTGATTGGTAATATTCCTGATTTATTTGATCCTGCTAACGGTCTATATGCAGGAGGTAGTTCTGGTACTGGTTATCCGCTAGTATATAATAATAATGGTCCTGGTCCTGGTGTATCAACAACTATACCTCCAAATATTAATAGACCATCGATTCATGGTAGAACATTACAAGTTCCATTACCATTTTGGTTTACGGAATCAACATTCAATTCACTTCCTTTAGTATCTCTTCAATATCAAGAATGTGAAGTTCAAATTACGCTTCGGCCAATTAATCAATTATATAGAATTTTAGATGATAATGGAAACCAAGTAGCACCAGGTTTTAAATATAATAGTTCACCAATTAATTTACAGCCTGAAAATGTATATTATACATCAGTATCAGATACTTCTGATATAACAATTAATAATTTTTTAACAGATATTGGAACACCTAAACCATTATTAAATACATGGCCATTAAATCCCAGAATTCAAATGACATATGTTTATTTAACAGATGAAGAAAGAGCACAATTTTCTAATCAACCATTACAATATTTAGTTAGACAAATAACAACATATCAATTTCCTGGAATTACATCAAGACAATATGTTGAATTACAAACTCATAATCCTATTGAGCGTTTATTAATTATTCCTCGTCGTTCTGATTCATTATTAAATAGAAATCAAGTTGCTAATTATTCTAACTGGATTAATCCTCTGAAGGTTCCATTTATTCCAACAGGTACTCCATTTCCAGGTTATCCTCTTCCTGGAAGTCTTTGGCCACCAACTGTAAATTTATCATCTGCAACAGGAAATCTTGTGCTGAATGGACAACGTTCTATTATGAGAGCATTAGCAATACTTGGCGATGGTAATTTATTACAAGAAGAAAAACCATTAGAGTATTTTACACAAGTGGTACCTTGGAAATATTTAACTGGTATTCCTGATCCTGAATTATTGATATATCCATTTGCATTACATTCACCTACAACACAGCCAGATGGTACTATTAACAGTAGTCGTATTAGATTATTTCAAGTAGATTTGAATGTATTTTCTTTACCAGCTAATTCATTTTATCAATATGATATTACAATTTATGTTGAAAATTTAAATTGGGTAAATATTGCCAGTGGAACTGGTGGTTTAAAATATGCTTTATAGTCTCCGTCATATTTATGTGTATTATATGGAACTACTAAATTTCCTCCTTTATTTTAGAGAATGTCTGATAATGCAGATAATACATCTATATTAAGTAATTTAAAAAATAAATTAACATATAATATATTTAATGCAGTATATGATCCTAAAGCAAATAAGTTTGCTCAAGAAAAGGCTGATAACTTAAAAATAACACAAGAAGTTCAAGTAAAATCAGTTGATACTGATAATCAGGATAATCCAAATAAATTTAGTTTTAAAAGAGTTTTGAAAAAAACAAGTAATCAAGCATTTGATGTAATTAAAAAAGCAATAATTCCATTTGTATCTCTTATGCTTGCAATGATTGTTGCAAATGAACTTATCGTATATTCTGTTCCAATTAGGATTATTTTCTTTATTTTTATTTTTACTATATGTCTTTTTCCTCCTGCAACTATACTTTTAAGTATATTTTATATATTAAAAGGTGGATATAGTTATTATTATAATCATATGACAGATCGTCCAAAAAAGGAAATTATGCCAACTATTTACGCTTTACTTCCAATAATTACATT